ATGCCAAGCGGTATATGCAGCTTCTGAAGACCAACGTGGTCGGTGATCGCGGGTTTCATCTCCAGGTCAAAGCGCGCAACTCAGACGGGACGCTGGATCAGTCTGGCAATGCGATCATCGAAAACGCCTGGAAAAAATGGGGGCGGCTGGGCAATTGCACTGTCGATGGCAAGATGTCCTGGCTTGATGTCCAGCGCTATGTAATCGAAACAATGGCGCGCGATGGCGAGTGCTTCATTCGCAAGGTGCGGGGCAAGAATTATCAGGACGGGTTTTCGCTTCAGATGCTTGAGGCGGACCTGATTGACGAAAAGAAAAACGAGCATTTAGAAAACGGCTCCCACATCCGCATGGGAATCGAGATGGACAAGCGCCACAAGATCACGGCCTATTGGGTCTTGACCGCGCATCCGGGCGATCGTTTCTTTCAGACGCAATCGCAGCGGCACATCCGCGTTCCGGCTGAAGAAATCCTGCACGTTTATATGCCGACCCGCTCGCACCAAACGCGCGGCGAGCCGTTTATGACGCCAGCGCTGTCAGCCATGAAACAGTTGATGGCCTTCCGCGAGGCCGAATTAATTGCTGCCAGAATATCGGCGTCAAAGATGGGCATTATCACAAGCCCAGGCGGTGACGAATATGTTGGCGATGATGCCGACGATCATATGCCAGTGATCTCCACCGAGCCTGGAAGCTGGCATGCTCTGCCTGCCGGCTATGGCATGGAGATGTTCGATCCCAAGCACCCCAACACCGGGTTCGGCGAATTTGAATCTGCCATGCTGCGGGGGATATCGTCTGGCCTTGGTGTTAGCTATGCGGCGTTGTCCAGCGATCTGAGCAGCGTGAATTATAGTTCTATTCGCCAAGGCGCTTTGGATGAACGGGATGGTTACAGGGCGCTGCAACAGTTCGTGATTGAACACGCGGTTGAGCCGATCTTTAGAGAATGGCTGATGTCGGCCATGGACTTTGGCGATATGCCAATCCCAGGCACTCGGTTCGACAAGTTCGCAGACAACTCTGCTTGGCGCGGACGCGGCTGGAACTGGATTGACCCGCTCAAAGAAATGAACGCGGCGGTGGTCGGGCTGCAAAACGGCATCCTGTCCATGCAAGATGTCGCTGGCCAATACGGTCGAGACGTTGAAGAAACATTCAGTCAGATCGCGCGCGACAGAGAGCTTGCTGACCAGTTCGGAATATCAATGACCTTTGAACCCTTTGGCTCTCCCAAAGCGCCGGTGGCGGCTGAGGATCAAGACGATGGCTGAATATAAAGGCGTCGAGATTGACACAAAGCCAACTGAGGCCATGGCCGAGGAAGCGCAGCGCGGACTTGATTGGCGCGCCGAGCATGGTCGCGGCGGCACTGAAGTCGGGGTCGCTCGCGCAAGACAGTTAGTCAACCGGCAAGAATTATCTGCCGATACGGTCAAACGAATGGCCTCATACTTCGCGCGACATGAGGTGGATAAGCAGGGCGAAGGTTTCACGCCTGATGAGGATAACTTTCCCAGCGCAGGCCGCGTTGCCTGGGCGCTTTGGGGCGGTGACGCCGGACAATCATTTGCAAACGCGAGGAAGAAGCGAATGGACAAAATCGACGAGGAAGACGAAAAGCGCTTTGATCGTTCTAAAATGGAACGCCGCGCAGCATATTTTGAGCCGGGTGTGGTTGATGAAGAAACCCGCACCGTCCGGCTGGGCGTGTCTAGTGAGGAGCCTGTAGAGCGCTCATTCGGCATGGAGGTCATTGACCACCGCGCCGAGAATATGGACCTAGAATTTCTGTCATCGGGACGGGCGCCATTGCTGCTCGACCATGATATGTCGCGCCAGATCGGCGTAGTTGAATCTGTAGAACTCGACGGACAGACCCGGCGTCTCCGGGCAGCAGTGCGCTTTGGTGAAGGCGCGCTGGCCGATGAGGTTTACCGAGACGTGCTTGGCGGAATCCGCCAGAACGTGTCCGTGGGTTATCGTATCAACGGACGAATTGAGGACGAGGACGACCCCGATGAGTATTATCGGGTTGCGACTTCGCCCATGGAGATTTCAATCGTTTCAATACCGGCAGACCAGTCAAGTTTGGTCGGCGTTGGGCGTTCGGCTCCGCAACCAACCAACCATCACATCGAAATCAAGGAGGCCAAAATGGCTGACGAAATTAACCTTGATGAGGTTCGGGCTGAGGCTGCTGCCAACGCTCACAAAGAAGCTCATCGCTCCGCTCGCGAGATTATGTCTCTCGCGCGGCGACACAACAAAGCTGACCTCGGTGACAAAGCTCTGGAACGCGGCATCGCACTTGACCAGTTCCGCGCTGAACTGCTTGAGCAGATCGAGGTTCCGACCCTTGACGCTAACCCTGCTGCTGTTGACGCTAAGCCAGCCGAGCAGCGGTCTTATTCCTTCGGGCGTATGATCCAGGCTCAGGTCACGGGCGACTACTCCCGGGCCGGATTTGAGCGCGAGATGAGTGAAGAAATCGCGCATCGCACGGGCAAGGCATCCCAGGGAATGTATGTCCCAGACTTCGCATGGGGTTCACGCTCTGGCGTTATGACGACGGCTGCGACCGGCGCAATCGCTGGCGAGAATGTTGCCGACGCTTTTGTTCCGACGATCCAGCGCGGTGATCTTTTCATCGAGGCGCTGCGGGCCAAGCAAGTCATGGCTGGCTTGGGTGTCACATACCTTGGCGGCCTGACCAATCGGATCCGCATCCCATCAATCGCGACGGGTGCTTCTGCTGGCTTTGTTGAGGAAGCGGGCGACGTTTCCGATCAGTCTCCAGTTGACGGGTCTGTCACACTTCAGCCGCGCACCTTGGGCGCTTACGCTCAGATTTCTCGGTTGCTTGCCATGGAATCGATCCCAAGCATTGAGCAGGTTGTTCAAGACGATCTGCTGCGGTCGATTGCTGACAAGATTGAGTATTATGCGATTCAGGGTTCCGGCTCGTCCGGGCAGCCAACGGGTCTGCTTAATGCCTCCATCGGCAATGTTGACATCTCCGCTGGCACTGATGTCGCGGCTCTAACCTGGGCTGACATCACCGACATCGTGAAGACGGTTGAGGATGCCAACGGGATCGTGAACCAAGCGGCGCAGGGCTGGCTGACCAACCCAAAGGTCAAAGCCAAAATGGCCAACACGGTCAAGGTCGCTTCCACTGACTCGATCATGCTGCTCAATGATCCCTGGGATAATATCTATGGCCACCGCGCGGCGTTTACGTCGAACGTGCCATCTGATCTTGACCCAGGTGACGGCGGCTCCGATGCGTCGGCCATTTTCTTTGGTGACTTCAGCCAATTGATGGTCGGCCTGTTCGGCGCTCCGAGCATCATCGTTGACCCGTACACCAACTCTAAGTCCGGTGATGTTGTTATCAGCATCATGCAGGAAGTGGATGTCGGCGTTCGGAACACCGCCAGCTTCTGTAAGGCTGACGAAGTCTCAACGGCTTGATCTATCTGACTGGGCGGGGCGGCGGCTACGGTTGCCGCCCCAACCATCAAGGGGTTCAGAATGAAAATAACGATCAAAGAAAAATGCTATGTCGGCGTCCAGGGCCGCAATTTCTGGCCGGGCGAAACGGTCGAGATTGACGATCGCATGGCTGAAAAGATGATTGCGCGCGGCGAGGCTGAGGCTATCAAGGTCAAAAAAGCACCGCTCAAAAATCGCGCGTTTTCTGCCAAGAAACTTGAGACGCCGGAAGGCTAGTTATGGCTGTTGAAACCGCCGACGATCTGGCCGTGTTTTTCTCCGTTGATGACTTCGGAGTGAACGGCACCTATACGCTGAACGGCGGCGCAGCCAGCACGATCAAAGGCATCTATGACAATGAGTTTCTGGAGGTTGATCCACAGTCCGGTGTCGGCATCGTATCCGCCGAGCCGCGCTTTGTGTGTCGATCTACGGACATCCCTGGAGCTGCTGCGCCGGGTGATGCGTTGGTGGTGAGTTCTATCAACTATACTGTTCGGGTTATACAGCCTGACGGGACGGGCGTTACGACCCTAGTGCTGGAGCGCGACTAATGGCACATCTGAGAACGCAGCTTCGCAACAGAGCTATCGCCGACCTGACCGGGCTGACAACGACGGGATCAAACGTGTTCGCCAGCCGGGTCTATCCGATGGCGTCTGGAAACATTCCGGGTCTCTGCATTTACACGCGCGAGGAAACTGTGACGCCGGCAACGATTGCCGCGCCACGGCTTCAGATGCGGGAGTTGCAGTTGGTCATTGATGGCTATGCGGTGGCGACATCTAACCTTGACAATACGCTTGACCAAATAGCGCTTGAGGTTGAGGAGGCGATGGCTGGCGATGTGACGCTGAACAGCCTTGCAAAGACGATTGTGTTGCAATCGGTCGATGCGGATTATAGCGACGAAGGCGAGCGACCGGCTGGCATGGTGCGCCTTCTATATGTTATCGAATACGCAGCGCTTGAGAACGATCTGGAAACCGCACAATGAGGTTGGTGACATGACAAAAAGACTTTCGGTATATCCGCCCAAGGGTGGTTTGCCTGTAGAAATTTCTGAGGATCAGATTGATCTTTATGAAAGCCGAGGCTGGACCCAAACCCCGCCGAAACCTGAACCAGCCAAAGCTGGTACAACTGCCAAAGGAGGCAAAAACTAATGGCTACTTTTGTTGGCAACGGCGGGACTGTCCTGGCCGGAAGCGATGCGATCGGGGAGCTGCGCAGCTACTCGGTTGAAGAAACCGTTGAGACCATTGATGACAGCGTCATTGGTGACAGCTACCAAACTCACAAGGGCGGACTGAAATCTTGGTCTGGCTCTGCTGATGTCTACTTCGATGACGGCGACACGGCCCAGCAGGCGCTGACCGTTGGCGCGAGCCTTATCATCTCTTTTCAAATGGAAGGCGCTGGGGCTGGAGCGCACAAGCTATCCGGCACGGCGACCGTTGACACTCGGTCCATCAGCGCCGCGTTTGATAACATGGTTGAAGCGTCAATCACGTTCACAGGCAACGGTGCTTTGACTGAAGGCACTGTCTAACCAAAACCCCTGCCCGGACAATCTGGGCAGGGGATACTTCGGGAGAATGTTATGACTAAAAAAGACGACGACGCGCCGAGCGTCATCAGCAGGATTACGCAGCATTATGAGGCTCAGGGCGTTCGCACGATCGAGGTTCCAGAGTGGGGCGACAATGATGGCCCGCTTGTTATCTATACCGCGCCATTCACTCTGCGCGATCAAAGCCGCATTGATTTCGCTACGCGCAAAAGCGAATCGAATGTTGACGCGCTGGTCGAAGTGCTTATTCAGAAGTGCCAAAACCCTGATGGCTCGCGGATGTTCACTGTTGCGGATAAAAAGGCACTGAGAGAAAAAGCCGACGTTGACGTTGTGTCTCGCGTCTGCACTGAAATCATGGGGCCGACCACGGAGCAACTGGAAAAAAACTGACGGAAGACGATCAGCGCCAGTTTAAGTTCGCACTGGCTGATCGTCTGAGGATGACGGTCTCAAGGCTTGAGACTGAAATGACCGTTAGTGAATTTGTCGAGTGGTCGATCTGGTATAAACTGAAAAACGAGCGGAACGCATAGGAGTTTGTAATGGCCACCCAGCAGATGAAAATCGACCTTACGGCCAAGGACAAAACCGGCAACGCGTTCCGCTCGCTCAATGCTCGGCTTGAGAAGACGCGCAAGGTTGCCAAGTCTGTCGTTGGGGTTATTGCAAAAGTAGGCGCGGCAGCAGTTGCGCTTGGTGCTGGGTTCGTTGTGGCAACTAAAAAGGCGCTTGAGTTTGCCGACAGCATAGCCAAGACGGCTGACAAGGTTGGTATTAGCACGGACGCACTTCAGAAATATCGCTACGCTGCTGATCTCGCTGGCGTGTCAAATGGTGAGCTTGATAAAGCGTTCGACAAGCTCAACAAGTCAATCGGCGAGACGATCAACGATGGCACGGGCGCCGCGTTTGATGCGTTTGAACAGCTTGGCCTTTCATCTGATTTAATGTCTGGAAGGCTGCGCGGCACTGAGCCGGTCTTTCTGGCGGTTTCCGATGCGTTGGCTCAGGTTGATGACCACAGCCAACGAGCGGCTTTGGCGGCTGACATATTTGGCCGATCTGGCACCAAGCTGATTAACCTGATGAAGAACGGCAGGGGCGATATTAAAGCGGCTGGCGATGAGTTTGAGCGGTTTGGTGGGGTTATAGAAGAAGGAACGCTTCGCAGTTCCGAGAAGGCGATCGACGCAATCACCCGCTTGACGACGTTGATGCAGAGTAAATTGACAAAAGCGCTGGCGGACAATGCGGAATTGATTGCTGATTTTGGTGGCAAGTTATTGCAAAATCTGCCAATTTTAATCGAAAGAATGTATCGGTTTGCCGAGGCTATTGGCCTTGTGTCAAAGCGCATAACTTTGGACACCGCTTTTGCCAATTTGCAAGATTTGCAGACCCAGATTGATTCGGCTTTACAGGGTCTGAACAACGCAAAAGGCAAAGCGGAAAAACAAATTGCGGAAAATATTTTAAAAGAATTGAGGGCTGAAAGAGAGGCGGCATTAAAAATCTACAAAGATATTTTAGACGCCAGTGCATCTGGCGGTCCTAGCAAACCTACGATGCCTTTTAAGCCACCCAAACCGACGGCGCGCGGCGGATTGGGATTAAGCCCGGCTGATAGAAAAAAAGCAGATGAGGCGGCAGCAGCCTTAGCAAAAAGAGAAGAAGAAACGCGAGCCGCGTTGGAGCGGATATCCGGCATTCAGAATGAAATCTTGAAAAGCGCCCAGGACACAGCCGCAGCCGCTGGGTTTGAACTTGAATATGCGAACGCATCCGAGGCTGTCAAAAACCGGGCGATCGCGGTTGCTCAAATTGAAAACAGGTTAAAGGCTGAAGGCATCACTCTGAGCGATGTACAGCGCGAGCAGTTGGAAGCCGCGCTTGACCTGACGCAGCAAAGGCAACAAACGCTGGCGCTGATAAAGTTGGACGAGCAGGCAAGGATTGAGGCGGCTGAAAAGCTCAAAGAGACCCAGCGCCAAGCCAACGAACTAATCAAGACCGGGCTACAATCTATGCAAGATGGGTTGACCGGGCTGATTGATGGTACGCAGACATGGAAACAGGCGCTCGGCGGAGTGCTGCGGACTGTCATTAACATTGTGGCAAAAATGGGCGAGACATCAACGGGCGGGTTCAGCTTTGGAAAACTAGCCTCTGGGCTGGGGTCGCTGTTTGGAGGCGGCTCGGTTATTGGCGGTCAGCCAATTCCTGTCAGTGGTCCGAACATCATGCACACCGGCGGGAAGATCGCCGGGCCTAATGGGCGAATGGCGGGCCTGCGCTCTGACGAGCGGATGATTATTGGCCAAACCGGAGAGCGGGTTTTGAGCCGAGGCCAGACGGCCCAGGGTGACAGCGGGGGCGTGGTTATTAACCAAACCATCAACCTTTCCACTGGCGTCCAGCAGACCGTTCGGGCCGAGGTGATGAGCCTCGCGCCACAAATTGCAGCGCAGGCCAAGGCGGCTGTCCTTGACGCTAAGAAACGGGGAGGCGGCTTTGGTGCCGCATTTGCATAATGGCAATTACATATCCGCTCGCACTCCCAACCCACACCGGCATCCGCTCGATCAACCTCCGGGCTGTTCAGACGGTCGGTATGACCATGAGTCCGTTCACATATAAGCAGCAAACGGTGGTCCACCCAGGTCAACGATGGGAGGCGGAGATTACGCTGCCTGCGATGCAACGGGCTAACGCAGAAGCATGGGTTGGTTGGTTGTTAAGTTTGCGTGGTCGATCAGGGACGTTCTTACTCGGCGACCCACTGGCAACGTCACCGCTTGGCAATGCCGGCGGGACACCTCGCGTGAATGGCGGGAGCCAAACCGGGTCCACTCTAATCATCGACGGCTGCACGGCCTCACAGTCCTCATATCTGGTCGCTGGGGACTACATCCAGATTGGTTCTGCGGCATCCAGCCAGCTATACAAAGTCACGCAGACAGCGGCCTCTGACGGCTCTGGGAACGCTACGCTAGAGATATGGCCGGAACTGCGATCTAGTCCAACTGATAACACTGCCATCACGGTTGATTCACCCAAAGGTCTTTTCCGCTTGTCCACCAACGAGGTTGACTGGTCGATAAACGAGGCGTCCATATTCGGCCTCACATTCCCGGCAGTCGAGGCCATCACATGAGCCGGTCGCTTGATGGACGGATGCTCGCGGCGATATCGGAAGGCGTTGTTAGGCCATTCTTCACAG